TAGTGCTTCTATCCTCGCCCTTCTTTTCGGGTAGAGAGACTCGTTCAGCCTCTTGGCATTACTGATTGCTGATCGAATATGTTCCTCATCGCCTCTGCTTATCAAAGGAATAGCCCCTCTACCTTCGGGCCCGATTCCGAGCCCTTCAAAATCCATGAAAAACTCAAAGAGTTGCTGGGCTTCCTCTATCTGTTCTTCAACTAACAGTTTATTAATAGCCAGTTTAGCCGCATCGCCTGTTCTCTCTCCTATATCTCCTACTCCAAAAGCCTTAGCCTCGGCTATTTGACCTTTAAGCGTTTCTCCCAACTTCTTATAGGCTTTTTCCTTTTCTTCAGGCTTTGCCCATTTAGACCTACTATCCATCCAACGGTCTACGCTAGTTCCAAAGTTCTGCTGGAAATTCTCCGCTGAAAGTTTCTCTTTATTAGCTTCTACTAAGTCCTGAGATCGCTGAGTAAATTCAACGTCAACCTTAGTGAACTCATCTGGAGCCCATGTCCAAAAGGTTCCAAACTCTTTCTCAAGGTCAGCACTTACTTCCTCTATTATGTCTCTTCGCCGTGCTTCGTTATCAACCTCCGAAGATATATCGGCTGATTCCTCTAATTTACTAAAAAGAGCCTTGCGGTAATCTGTGGCTATTACCCGCTTTGCCATCTCTCTTTTGAGGTAAGCAAAAAACGCAGGAGTAGCTGTAGCAGGAATAGCTCCCGTTTCAACAAGAGCCTGTATCCCCGGATCGTTTCCAAGTAAAATAAGAGAACGGGCGTCAGCTATCTCTGGCCCTTTGTCAGCAATATCTCCTTTAGCCCAGCTTTCCCGCTGACTGCCCTCTTCTGATGCCTTCCTGAAACTCTTTCCCCCTACTATCGCAGCAGCATATTCCTTAGCTAGTTGTTTATCCTGTTCATCCTGTATAGAGGCTTGACGTAGTTTAGTGTTAGAAAAGACCTCCCCAAAATCACTAAGGCTCTTGGCTAACTTGGTAAGCTGATTCGTAGCAGGAGGTCTAGTAGCAGCTACAGGACGCTCTTGGATAAGCCCCGGAACGCTTATAGCAGGAGCATAGCCCAGTCCTCGGTACTCTTTTCGTGCTGTGATTTTTTCTGCCATGTTACCTTTATTATCCGAGGAACCTAAAAGGCTCCCGTTCACTTATAGGAGTGCTCTGGTTTCTTATCTGGTAGTCCCTCTGGGCAAAGTCGTAGGTACTCAATCCAGCCTTGCCTAGATCAATAGCCAGATTAGCGAAGCTAGGACGGCTTACAGAACGGTTAACATCCGTCATTCTCATCTCACTTCCCCTGCGTCCAGAGGCGATCTCTTGGTCATAAGCAGAGGCTTGCATACTCCCTTGGCGATCCAGAGACTCATAGAAATCTAATTCCCTCCGTGTGCCTTCCGCTAGGAGAGCGTCAACACTAGCTCCGCTGATCCCTGCTTCCCCTGCTGCCGTGACGTTTCTAGCGGCCATTGCACGGGCTTCTTGGGAGACTTTAGCCAGCTCTCGGCCTCTGGCTTCCTGTTCACTCTGCTGACGAAGGCGGAGGTTAGTTTCAGCCTGTTGTTGGCGTTCCCTCTCCGCTGCCATGAGCTGCTGTTGGTAGGTAGTCTGAGCCTTCGCCGCTTGGCGTTGGCCTATAAACTGCATTCCAGAAGATGCTGCCGTAATAGCCAGCATGGAGTTCATCATAAACGCTGACTGGGCTGCTGCCGCAGCTACATTCCCTCCTGCTGCCACTGCTGCTGCTGGTGCTGCAAAAACACACATATTAGTTATTCACTTTCAGTTTACTAAATTCGTAAAAATCTTCACCATTGGCTCCAAAGCCTTCCAACTTGTTAACAAAGGTAAACCCTAGCCAACTAAGCCATTGAATATGCACACTATTATCGCAATGCACGATATTCAAGAGCAAATCGTTGTTGTGGTGAAGCTGTTCAACCCAATGTTTGCTATGGCGACACAGGGTAAACTTGATTTCCTTTAGTAATGGGGAGCTAAGGAGTCCTATTCCTGCTACGTTAGGTACTATCTGCTTGATTCCAAAGATAGCCACAGGATGCTCGTTCTTGGTTATCGTGAAAGATAAGTCAGACTCCATGACTTGCCGTTGGAGGATTACAGTCATGGATGCGTCAGGGCCGAACAAAGCTCTCATCTCATTAACATCCTCCACCCTTAGCTCCTTAGCCAAAGACAAAGCATCAGCTTGGACAGCAGGGCGAACTGCTACTCCAGAGCTGTATCTAGCTGGCTCAGGTTTACTAATTGAATCGGCGGTTACGGACTGCATAAATAGCTTCAAATTCCATTGAGACAAGCGATGAAGGAAATGGTGAGTCGTTAAGGATAGATATGACGACTTGATCGTTTTTCGAGTACACGGGGAACCGGAAAATCCCATCTTGTATAGAATCCGTCTGAGAACCCAAGACGGCAGTTCCGGTTCCGATGGATCGTCCATTGTAGACATAGCTGTATTTATCTCTGTTGGATGGAGTAACTTCCACTCGGAAGTACCGACTATCATTATAGACAAGAACCCCATTCCTTATCTGGAAGCGTCCTTGAGCTACCATGACCTGACCACGGCCACTAGAGCTTCCAGTACGGAGCTGGGGTCTGGAGATGTCATAGGTCATCGTGTAGGCAACTCCAGCAAAGATTGGTTGGTTGGTATAGTTCCCCTTCACGACTACAGATGTCCCTGACTTGCTATCCACATCAAGAATAACACCCTCTGGGAGCTTCCGCTCGACTGAGCCTTGGGGATTACTCCCTACTACATTAAGGTTACTCCCTGCATCGGGGTGAGGTCTGGAGACGATCTCGATTGTATCATTGTCCACATTGTAGGGCATAGTGAACGTAGTCTTATCCGTAGAGGAGCTATAGGAGCCTCCAGTGATAGCCGTTCTCCGGTCTAGGAGAGTCACATACTCACTCCCGCTGTCCTTCTGTCCTGCTTCCATGTCTATGGATTCCAGAAACACCCCTTCGTCCCGTTTAATTGTGACATACAGGGTTGAGTCAATAAAATCTGTGTTGAGGACAGTGGAACCCGTGCCAAAATCAAACTTGAACCAAGCTGATTGGAGTTTATCTGAGCCGCTAAAGAAATACTTATAGACGTAGACACCGTTGGTGAACCCGTCAGCCTGACAGACCAACACTTGCTCATTATCAGCGGCAGTGATCTTTGTTAGGTTCCCCTTCAGATACTTGGGAACCTGAGCTGTTATGTCAGCTCCGTCAAAGAATTGAGTGTCAGGGTTAATGAAGTATTCCTGAACCCCAGAATACTCGTTTCTATCAAAAGCAAAATAGAGGTTACGTCCAACAGGCACAGGCGTACATAGGTTGGACATGGTGTAAGCGGTAGACTGCTGAATACTTACTGTTTTTGGGGTCAGGAGTTCAGCAGCTTGAAGAGTGAACTGTGTCTGGTCCGCAAAGAGGACAAGGCGATCATAGAAAGGCACGGCAGAGAATAGGACGCTCACCTTGGTGGAGCTGGTTCCTATATCAATCATATCACTATCAAGAAGCTGGGTAACGGTAGTCCTCCAGAAGTTGAAGTATTCAGAAGCCTCGGAGAAGATGATGTTTTCATCAGCCACATAACCAAGACGGTTCTTGAAAAAGAACAGGTCTTTAATCTTCTTAGTAACAAAAGAAGCCTTGGGGTTCGTATCATCATCCCCCACAAGCCTCTCAGCCCATGTAGCCTCGCTAAAAGTAAAGGTTCCATCTGACTCACGGACAAGCTGGTGGGGCATGGTGGAGGCTTCATATTCCTTATCTACCCCCGGAGCTGGAGCTTCACTCCATTGACCAGAGCCTCCACTCCCATCATCAGCCACAAATTTCAGCCAGTATTCATCTCCAGTCTCTTCAGGTGCGCCTATAACTTTGATTAGGTATCCATTCGGCCCCTCCACAGGTAGATCAACGAAGTTTTGGACACTTCCTGTGCAGTTTTTAATAAAATCTCCAGCCTTGGAATCCTCCACATCACAGGTGAAGGCTGATGAATCGTTCTTGACGATGTGCAAGGTAGCTCCGTACTGCGTTACGGTGTATGTGCTTGAACCAATAGCGGTAGCAAGCTGTGTAGCGATATAAGACGGCTGGATATTAGATACTGTGGAGGCAGCACTTGTGTGCGAGTAAGTAGTTCCTCCTAAAGTAATTTTGTAAGTAACTGAGTAATCCCCTTGAGAGATAAACACCATAGCCTCCTCCACTGCTGCTGTGGTCTGTCCTGAGCCAGCGGCTACTGTTTTCGTCTTGTTGAGGACAAAGGTATAATCAGCAACAGTGAGGCATTTGAGGTCTGTGCTGGGAGAGGAGGTGGTGATATACCCTACCCCGTCTGGAGTAGCGACAGTCTTTTCTGTTCCGTCAATATCAAACACCTTGACGGTATTATTCTGGAAAACCACCGCATATCGCTCAGAGCTGTCACGGTTGATAGTGTGGACTTCGGTATCTCCCACACTCCCGTCGATTAGCTTGGCTATATGCTTGAGGGGAGGGCGTTTGATTAGTCCCTCAACAAGAGAAGAATATCCATTAACCTGTTCTTCTGCCTGAGAGCCATAACGGAGTCCATCGGCTTGCTGACTAACCCCACTAACAAGGTTAGGTATTGAGGTGGAAATTAATGACATAACTACCGAGCAATAACATTATAGGAGTCCAAATTATCAAAGATGGTGTAGTCAGCGGTATCGTCATCAAAGTCCTTCAGGGCAGCTTGAGCTGTAGCTTCATCTGCTGCTAGAATCCTTAGCATCTCAGGGGAGCCTACGACTCGATCTTGGAAGATACGGGAACTTCTGGTTGTGATATAGTACCGAGCTGGTTGTGGGAGATCAGTAAATTCAAGAAGGAACATGATTTCCCCCTTTAAGTCCTGCTCAAAAATGAATGTGTGGTTCTTCCGGTCATATAACTTGGAACCCCGCTGAACCACATCAATACTAGGGTAGTCTTGGTTCTTCACATCAAACCGGACACAGGTAGACGGTAATTCCAGTTCATTTGCTCCGGTTCTTGTGAGGGTGTAGTCCGGTTCTGTATTGAAATGCCAGCCCCTACTCTGCACATCCCTGTTTACTTCGTCCAAGATTTGCTTGGCGATACGGGCTTCTGCGTTGGTGGTGGTATCTAGCTGGTTAACCGGAGCTTCACCGATTGCGGAGAGCATAGTGTTCACCGCTTCTAATTCGGTAGATAAAGTCAAGCTCATCGTTAGGAAAACTACAATAAAGAACGGAGGTTGCAAGCCAGTTTATAGAATAAAGGGGAAGGAATGGATGAGGAGACCCATATTGAACCCTTATCTATATACATGGACTTACAGCAACCTCCGTGTGATTTATGCTACGGTTATTTCAACAGCAGCTTCAGGGCGAAGGATACCGTGACCCATAGCGTAGCGAGCTACGAACAGGGAACCTTGGAACTCAATCTTCCGCTCACTTTCGAGCTTCAGGTCAAGCAGTTTCACCGTACCAATAGCCGACTTCTGCCAGCACAGGATTTTGGTGTCACTGAAGTCACCGTGATAGGTGTTATCAGCAGCAACGCCTGTCTCAGCAGAAGCAATGTCCGTGCTTGGGACGTTGTTACTTGCGATAACCCGCATACCAGCGACTTTCACTACGTTACCTTCAACATAGCTACCCACAGCGTTGGCGTTACCAACAGCGGCGAGGTGCTGAACAAGGAGGTAGTATTCGGCTGGCTTCATCACGCAGAAGCGATCATGCTGAGGAACGTCCTTCTCATCGAGAGACTGGGCAGCCTCATAGATCGCCTCAGCAATCTCACTGCCAGTATCCAGACCGGAAGCACCCTTATCCAACACAGTGCCGCCATTACCACCAGTGATGGTAGTGGAGCCACGGGCTGCTAGAGCGAGTACCTGAGCAATCGTCTTGTCGAACTTGAGAGCCAACGCACGACCCAGCTCAGTCGTATAGATAGAGCGTACATCGTAGTGATTCATCGCTTCATCAAGCTGATAAATCATGGTGTTAGCAGTTAGCATCGAGTCGATAGCGATGATCTTCTCATTGTGTTTAATTTGACTCAGGTAGCTATTGCCACTGTCGAGAATGTTCTCTCCAGCAACATGATAACTAGCCGAGGCAATACCAGTAACAGGGAATGTAGCCGATTTGCCTTGTGAAATAGTCCGAACCGTATGAAGCGGCTTAAATACGTTGTTAGTTTCAAACGTAGTTAATACTTCACCAGCGAACTGTTTCAGGAACAAAGCGTCATAATCAGTCCCAGTATTATTAACAAGGCCGAGCCTTGAGGGAGTAGTTGCACTCATTTATTAACCTTTTTTCAGTTATTATATTGATGTCTCCAAACGTCAGTGCTTGGAAACGCTGGTTTGCACTGGCTATGTCGTCCACATCGCTAACGCCATACGAAGATTGTCTCCCGTAGGAGGTCTAAGGGCATTCAAACAATCGGTTTCGATATTTGCCTGAACAAATCTTAACTAGAAGTAAGTTAAGAAGGGGGAAGCTGTCAAGGGGGAAACTTTACCGCTGAGATTCCAAGCGTCTCTCAAGCTCGTTAATGTAGAAGCCAAGCTCTTTAACTAAAGCAGTAGACTCAGGGTTCTCTGTCATCTGCTCCATCCCTGTCGGATGTTTTTCCGCTATCTCCTGAAAACCGTTCAGCTTCACGGTCATTCCGCAACCTACGCTCGCGAGCAGCATCAATAGCACTAAGAACTTTTTGATTTTTTTCTTCAGCACGGGAGTTCGCCATCTGTGCAGTTTGAATATCCCCTAACCGCTCTATAGCTTCCAGAATCTTTGGCAGACTTTGGACGGCTTTAAGAGCGGTCAGGAGTTCTGCAATCACTTTTTGTTTTCGATTTCAGCAGCTTTTACATTGCCTCGACTAGCAGAGTAGCCAAGGGCAGCAAGAGCTGATGCTATGAAGGCGATAGATTTCTCTATGCCACTTGTTCCGTCTGGGGTTACTACTCCACTTGCATAGAGAAGTCCACAGACTGTGCAGAGAGTGGTTAACCAAAACTCTGTACTTTTATAACCGGGTTTTCTGTTTTCCATAAGATTCCTTATCCTATAATATATCACTGACTCCCAGACGCTTCTGGATGTCCTCTCGATAAGCTGCGTCCTTCTCGTAACGAGGATCACTCATTAACTCGATAAGCTCACTATTGGAGCGTATAGCTTTGCCCTTCCCTCCACCCTTGGCCTCTCCTGTGAGGAGATTAGGGGTAGAATTAGCCGCTTGGAATCGAGCTTGGAGACCCATAACAGCTAACTCTGCTGCACCTCCATCACCGCCATCCATAGTCTTGTTGTAAGATTGAAGTTCAACCTCACTGAGGTTATCCCTAGCCCACTCTGTCATTTCAGCGTAGGCTTCCTGTCCTCCTACCTTGGATAAAATCTCATTCTCCTGAACAGAGCCAACCCTACCAAGGGCTTCCTGTCCTGCCATGTAACTCTCTACCAACTCCCGTGGATAGCCCATTTCATTCAGTTCATTGAAGCTCTCCTCTGTAAGTTCACCTTTTTCAGCGTACTCTTTAGTAAAAGGTTCAATCTTGGTCTGCCATCCGTCTACCTTGGTTGGCTCCTGCTCCCCTTCTTCAGATTCAGCAGCAGTCTCCTCCTCCTTGGGTTGCCCTAGCTTCCCTTCAAGTTCCTTGTAAGCATCGGCTAAGTCCTCTGCCGACTGGAACTTCTCAGGTAGCCACTCAGGACGATCAGCTTCTTCTTGGGGTTGGTTAGTTGTTTCAACAGAGGAAGCATTCTCTGGGTCTGCCATAGGCTGATTAGGTGCTTCCGAACCAGTGATTTCTGGCTGTACTTCGACAATATCACTCATTGTTTTCCTTCTTCTTAGTTAACCTCAAGCCCTAAATTAGGCTTCAGGAGGGGGTTCTTCGACGGGTATATCACCAGCTTGTTGAGCCATACCTACATCCGTCATTGATTTGATTGCTGAGGGGCCGAGCTTCTCGGTCATCTGAGCCATCATCTGCTGTTGCTGTGCCTGTTGAGCCTCTGCTTGGACATCCTCATCGGAACGAATAAGTCCCTCAGTATCAATGCCAAGTGAAGTAGCTCTACGGTTCAGGTAATCAGATACATTGACGTATTGCTGAATTGCCTCCGGGCCAAAGATTTGACCGACACCAGCTACGAACATATCCAATTTATTCAGATCATTACCACGACCAAGGGCTTCAACACCTGTGACGATCATGGGTTTAACAAGCTCACCCTTGGGCAGCTTGGGTAGCCTCTTCTCGCCAGCCATGCGATCCATGATTCTAGTGACAAGAGGTAATTGAAATTCTTGAGAGAGGATAGAGTAGGCTCCACCAAGGGCAGACTCCAGCTCTTGAGCCATATAACGAATCTCTTCAGCCGTGACTCTCTCTGCGTCCCTTTGGACTGCTGTATTAAGCAGGAAGGCATAGGCAAGCCGTTGCTCGATAGCGGCTGCTACTTCCTTGGCTACTCTGAGGTCTGCAAACTTCTCCAGTTGTAGAACCGAGACATCATTAGCTCTGCCTGAAATAAAAGCTCCGCTTGGACTCTCAGCAAGGTTCTTGGCCTTGGTGGTTCCATTAGGATCAACCAGAATCTTAATGTTGGACGAGGCAGCGGCTAGTTTCACAATAGCCTGAGTGAGAGCTTCAAGGCTCTTTAGATCACCAAGGTATTCTTCTACTAACCCCCTGCCGTAGTCCTCACCGTCCACCCGACTGTACCTGAGAGGAATATATGGAGAATCTTCCTCTTTAAAATAACCATCAGTGCCGGGAACTTCATTCCCTTCTACCTCCTGCCAGACGTAATAACGCCCGTCATCTTGCCTACAGATAGCAGTGAATAACTCAACCGATGGTTCGTTAGCCCCTGTCTGTCTCTTCAAGGCTTCCTCGTTGAGTGCCCCACGGACTGCTTCAGGTAGAGCAGCGGGAGCTATGGACTCCTTGGTGACTATGTGGAGAACATTGCCAAACGGATCACGCTTAACGATGTAGTTCTCCAGTTGAAAGACTCGGATGCCCCCTTTCTTTGGAGTGAAAATCAGAACATTACCAGCAACAATGAGATGCTTCAGGGCTTCAAAGACAGGAACACGGAGAGCCGA